TTGCTATCAAATTTTCAACAGATGTACTAAGATATTTTCAAGATACTAATATCATGAAATCTAAGATTACAAATAGATCAATCAGCGAAGGTAAATCAGAAACCTTTCCTGTTGTTGGTAATGCTACAGCAGTAGCTCTTGCTAATGATGGTTCTGAGTTATCAGTACAGAATATCAAGACAACTACTAGAGAAATCCTTATTGGTGATCTTACAGTAGCACATGCTTATATTACTGATCTTGATAAAGCAATGGCACACTATGATGCACAAAGTGCCGAAGCTGAGTCAATCGGTAGAGCACTAGCTAAAAAAGTAGATGAAGATGTGTTAACACAGCTTGTTGCTACTGGTGCAATCGTTGATGCTACATCCTCATTAGCTGCAGGACTTCCTGTGTTTGATGACGATGTATTTACTGCCGAAGTTTCAGGAACTCTAACAACTGGTGCAGGCGTTTATGCTGCCTGTGTTAGTGCTGTTACTGAGAGAGCAGATAAAGATGCTGTTGGGAAAGCTGAATTTGTATTCAGACCTGCTCAATACTTTATGTTATTGAATAACCCTGCACAAACAGGACTAACTTGGGTAAATGATCCATTTGCTCAATCAGGTAAAGTACCTATGTTACTAGGGCACAAAGTATCTTACTCTCCGCATTTCCCTGCTATTGCAGGAGCTACTATAGCTTTAGGTGAAGTTGGTGGATCATTGTTCTCCAAAGAGGCAATGGGAGTGTTAGAACTTATGAGCATCAGTTCAAGAATTGATTATATCCCACAAAGACTTTCTAACTTAATTGTTGGTAAGATGGCTGTTGGGTATGGTACTCTTAACCATGCTTGTGCAATTAACATTAAACAATCATAATAATCTTGGGGGTAGCAGTAGTGCTGCTCCCATTTTTTACTTAAAGGATTAACATGAAAAAATGCAATATATGCTTGACTACTAAACCAATAGAAGAGTTTCATAAAAAAAGAGGTAAATGTATTAAGTGTTTTAACATACTAAGAAGTAGAAGGTATAGTATGTTAGGGGAGTCTTATATACGTCAGTTAGTTAATGATGCTAGGAAGAGAAGCAAGATTAAAGGTAGGTTAGTAGATGTGGACCTTGTTGAGTATTTAGTCAATATTGGTGGAATACCGGTCAAATGTCCTATTCTTAATATACCTCTTATATATAAAGGTGGTGGTAACTCACCATCATTAGATAGGATAGATAGCTCGCTAGGCTATATTAAAGGTAATGTACATATCATAAGTAATAGAGCTAATAGAATAAAAAATGATGCTACAGTAGACGAGCTTGAATTAATTTATAAATATTTAAAAAAGGAGGACTGATATGGCTAAAACCATAGGGCTTGTAACAGAGCTAGAAGTTATAAATAGCGTTTTAAGAGTTTCTGGTGACAATCCAATACAATCACTAGACGAAAATTATCAACCTGTGTTTATCATAAGGCAGATGATAAACGATGTATCAAGAGATATGCAGAATAAGAACTACTGGTTTAACACGGAATACTGTGTGGACCTAGTGCCAAATACAATTACAAATCAAATTACTTTGCCATTTAATATATTAAACTTTGAACCACAATATGACAGATATGTTGCTAGAGGATTATCAGTATATGATAGACAAGATAGAACAGTTACAATTACTGATACTATCGTAGCAGATATTTCATTAATGTTAGAGTTTGATGAATTACCACAAGCGGCAAGAAAATATATAGAAGCTAAATGTAGACTAGATTATAACAATGAATACTTTGGTGGACAAGATAATAAAAATGCTTTAGAGAGAGCAGCTAATACTGCTTTACAACAATTAGATAAATTAAATATAGAAAATGAAAATGTAAATATGTTTAACTCAGCAAGAGCTTTGAACATTGCATTTAGAAACAGGAGGTCATAATGAGCTTAGTGAATAAGTCCGTTAATAATATAATTAATGGTGTCTCTCAACAGTCACCTGCGATTAGATTAGATAACCAGTTGGATGAACAGATAAATTGTTATTCAGATGTTACTAAAGGTTTGGTTATAAGAAATGGTATTGAACTCACTAATGTTAAAGCTATGGACTTAACAGACACAGATATGATTGAGTTTACTTTAGATGGAGAAAAGATTGTAATGAGTCTTGATCCAAACGCTGTTACACCTTTAAAGCATATACCTATGTCTGCAAATGTTGAAGAACTTACAGGATCAATACCTGATCTTAACTATTTTCAAAACATACAAAAAGGTGACATCAGGGTATTAGAAGATAAAGATAAAGTTTATATTTTAAATACAAGAAGAAAAGTAGGTGAGGTTACTCTTGGTACATCTTATGTTGATATATTAATAAGTAATGATGTAACAACTGAGATTGACACAAATTGGACAGTTGGTGAATATGATTTAACAATTACAGCAGTGAATGATCCCTCTGCAGCAGCAGCAACACAGTCCTCTACTTTTACAATAGATCAAGATGATACACTAGCTGATATAGCTGCGTTAATTAATGCAGACACAGCCTTAATAGCTGAGACAGGAGAGTGCTATGTTACTGGTAGTGTCTCAGAGTATAGAATAACATTTTACCAGATACCATTAAACTTTATTGCACCTACAGTTTCTGGACTAGAGACAATAAGTATTGAGGCGCCAACTACAGTTATAGCTAATGACTCTGGATTTGTTTTTGATAATACAGGATTTACACCATCAGGAACATCATCTAAAGTATATCAAGTAGGAAACTCGGTACAGAAGCAGTTTATATGGCAGGGTTCTAGTTTAGGTTATACCACCGAGAACACAATGAGTGTTGGGGGTTATATTTATGAGCGAGGCGCATCAGTATCTACATATAACTGGCAGATAAGAAGATACCAAATTTTATCAGTACAGGCAACATATAGTCTAGAAGTACAAACACCAACAGAAGCTGCAGCAGGAAATAGTCTTGCCGATTATTCTCAACAAGCTATGGTTTGGGTTTCTGGTGTTGTATCTAATCAAACATATGATTTAGAAATATCTTATGAAGATGTTGATGGTACAGGTGCTGCTTCTATTTCAATTGCACAAATAGCAGTTGGTACTACTGTAAGTAATATACAATTAAATTGGGTAGCAGGACAGGTTGCAACAAAAGTAGCGGCACTAAGTGGTGGTACATTGTTCTCAGCAACACAGTATGAAAACGCTGTACATATAACAGCACTTGGGACAAATGTGATAACAGGAGTTAAAGCTGTAAATAGTTTTGATAATTCATCTATAAGTAGTGCAATACAAGCAACTACAAATAGTACCTCTGGTATATTAGATATATCAACACTCCCCCCAAACTTTGTAGAGAATTTTATTATCAGAATTGGTGATGAGGAAACTGTTGGTTCTAATTATTATCTTAAATATTCTTCTGATTTTAAAGGTTGGAAAGAGTCAGGTTTAGATCAGAATAGGGCTTTAGATTATTTCACTATGCCTCATGTGATTGATAAAGAGGATATAAGAAGAACTGGTATAGTTACTATTTCACCTGAGACTTGGGTAAAGGCTTCCTCTGGTGATTCAGAGTCTAACAAGAGTCCTAGTTTTGTTGATAAGAATATATCAGACATATTCTTTTATGGTTCTAGATTAGGTGTAGCTACTGATGATACACTTGTAATGAGTGCTATTAATGCTCTAGATACTTTTTATAGAACTACATCTAGTCAATCAGTTACATCAGATAGGGTTGATATTAAATTAGATAGTTCTAAAGTTGGTTTTGATACTATTAAACACGTGACTACTTTTAATCAGAGCCTATTTATTAATACTGGAACAACACAGTCTAAATTATTAGTTAATACAGCTTTTGATTTAACATCAGCTAGACTATCAGAAGTTAGTTCTTATTCCCTTGGTGAAGGCAAACCATTACCAGTTGAGAGTGGTTTGTATTTCGCAATTAGTGATGATTCTTACACAAATGTTATTAATTATCAGTCAATAGGAAACGACAGCTTTGAGATTGAAGACTTAACTAAACACTGCCCTACATATATTGAAGGAACAGTTGATAAAATGATTTACTCTAAGAACTTAGCAGTAGTAAGTGTTAATGAAGATAGACAAGTGCTATACGTACAAAACAGATTTAGCAAGGGTGGCGAAATGTTACAGAATGCTTGGCATAAATGGACATTACCATATCCACTAGATCACATGTATTTCTTTAATGATGAATTAAAGCTTGTTATGTCTACTGATTATAATGGAACAGATTATGCAGTTATGGGTAATTATAATCCTAAACCAAAAGAAGTTAGTACGCCTGTAACAGGTTCAGCTACAATAAACTGGGAGCCATATTTAGATTTATATACATATGATAAAACATTAATCGAAAACTTTTCAGAGTTTCTTGGTATTGATTCTAAAAATGGTATTAAATATGAGGATGTTGCTACAGCATATGCATCTACACTGGTTAATCAGATAGAATTATCAGCAACAACTACTGATACATATGATCTATCTTCTCCTGAATACTATTGGAGAGTATCAGGTAATACAAATACTATTGTATTTAATGGTGGTTCAGCTATTGTATTTGGTAATAATACGTTAACAGAATATGATTCTGGGGGATATAGATATTACCAAGGTGCAGATCAGGGTGGTGGAGATTATGGAGTATATAGAGAAACAATTACAGCAAGTAGTTTTTATACTACAGATGTAATATATGGAATACCATTCACTGCTAGAATTATACTCAGTCAGATTATTTCTAGACTTGATACACAGAATGGTCCCGTTGTAATGAATTTTTCTACAATTATGTTAAGAAGAATGAGATTGTTTCTTTCTAAATCTGGACCACTTACAGTTACAGTTAGTTTTAGAGATAGGGGAGATTATACAAATGTATATAATGGGCAGAAACTAGGTACTTTATTATTAGGTACAGGATTAGCAGATGATTATACATATCAATTTCCGACTAATGGTAAGTCAGATGCAATAACGATAACAATAGAGACAGATAGTTCAACACCATTTAACCTGTTAGCAACAGAGTGGCAAGGACAATTAATAACTAAGGGTAGGAACATATAAGTTCCTGCCTTTTATAAGGGAGGAATATATGACATTATTCATGGCAGCAATGGCAGTAGGTTCATTACTTAGTGCAAATAGTGCACGTAATGCACAGATGAAAGCACAGGCTGCCGATGCTAAACTACAGAGAGCTAGAGCACAAACATCTAGAATACGTGGTAAAGATTCTTTCTCTACTAATACAAGTAGAGCTAGAAAAGCAGCACAAAATAGAGAAGTTAATATAGAGAAAAATAGAGTACAGGCTGAATCCAAGTTT